ATAGTAAATACACATATAATAATATAACATGAATAAAGATGATTTATTACTTTTGAAATCTACTTTAAAAATATATATTAGATTTGTGTTATATATACATAAAAAATTATTAGAAAAAAACAGAGATTTATCAAGCTCTGATGATGATAATAGAAAAGAAGCTTTAATACAACATACCAAACATGTGTTATCCGATAATGAACGTAATTCGGTTTCATTTGCACAATTTATGTTAAAAAATGTATTTGCTCGAATTTGTTCTGGGTCTAGATTGGCTAATTGCGATGAATATGACAATCTTACAGACCTATATAAAAATATTAAACCATGGGACGTCGATAATTTTAAAATAAAATTATTCAAAGTTCTTGACGATCTAACTTCTAATGTTAGGCTAAGCACACATGAAAAAAAATTAAAAAGAGAAATTTATTATCTTATAAACGCATTAAATAAGGTTAATAGTGAAGCTAAAATAGAAGCAATTACTAAAAAAATAATGGAATTAATAAAACAAATGCGGCCAAATGGAAAAGCACTTAGTAACGAAGATGTTAAAAAATTACTTAATTTCTATCTTGGACAAGTTGAAGATGAAGAAGATGAACCTGGATCAAATGTTGCGTCTGGAAAAAGACCACTTGTTAAAGATGAGCCAGAATTAGATGATAAGCGAGATTTAAAAGAGGTTATAGAAGAGGATAAAGAGCCAAAAGAGCCAAAAGAGCCAAAAGAGCCAAAAGTGGATATAGATGATAATGTTAAGCCATTTGTTAGTGATGCTAATACAGAAGATGGAAAAGAAGATGAAGAATATAATAATGTTGCTGCTGCAACTGTTGCAGTATTGGCTGCATCATTAAATAATGACTTATCTATAAATGATAATAATAATGATGATCCAGGCGATGACGATGTTGCGGCTGCAACAGTTGCAACTTTAGCTGCTGCAATAAATAAAAAAAATATTAGAAAATCTGATGGTTCTAGCGATGATGATGATGATGATGGTGGTGGTGGTAAAAAAGTTGCTCCTGCATTAGTTGCCTTATTAGCTGCTGTAACAAATAGTGAAGCTCTTGAAAAAGCTGAAGAGGCGGCTAGAGTAGCTGAAGAGGCTGCTAGAGTAGCTGAAGAGGCGGCTAGAGTAGCTGAAGAGGCGGAAAGACTAGCTGAACGGGAATTAAAGGCCGCTGAAGATAATGGTAATGATAAAAAAGAAATTGAAAGACTAAGGAGCCAACTTAATGAGGCTAGACAAGCTGCCCAACAAGCTGCTGCTCTAACTGTCGAACGAGATGCTGCTGCTGCTAATACTCTAACTACTCTAACTGCCGAACGAGATGCTGCTCGGCAAGCACAAGCACAAGCAGAACGACAAGCAGAAGCACAAGCACTAGCAGCAGCACAAGCACAAGCACTAGCAGCAGCACAAGCACAAGCACTAGCAGAAGCAGAAGCACAAGCACTAGCAGCAGCACAAGCACAAGTAGAGGCAGTAGCAGCAGCAGTAGCAGCAGCACGAGCAGCAGCAGAAGCAGCAGCAGTAGTAGAACGCGCAGAAGGTGAACAAGCAATAGCAGCAGCACAAACAGCAGCACAAACAGCAACAGAGGAAGCACTAAGAGCAGAAGAAGCACGAAGACAAGCAGAAGAAACACGAAGACAAGCACTACTAGATGCAGAAACAGCACGAGCAGAAGCAACAGCAGCAGATGCACGAGCACAAGCAGCAGAAGCAGCAGCAGCAGCAGCAGCGGCAGCACTAGCAGCACAAGCAGAAGCACTAGCAGCAGCAGAAGCAGCACGAGCAGAAGCAGCAGCAGCAGCAGAAGCAGCACGAGTAGCAGCAGAAGATGCAGAAGCAGCACGAATAGCAGAAGCAGCACGAATAGCAGAAGCAGCAGCAGAAGAAGCACGAACAGCAGCAGAAGCAGCAGCACGAGCAGTAGCAGAAGCACGAGCAGCAGGAGAAGCAGCAGCACGAGCAGTAGCAGAAGCAGCAACAGAAGTAGCAAGACAATTAGCAGATGCAAGACTACTAGAAGCAGAACAAGCAGTAGAAGAAGCACGAGCAGTATCAGTACGACATGCACAAGCAGCACAACTAGCAGAAGCAGCAGCAGCAGAAGCACGAGCAGAATCAGTACGACATGCACAAGCAGCACAACTAGCAGAAGCAGCAGCAGCAGCAGCAGCAGCAGCACTAGCAGCACAAGCAGAAGCACTAGCAGCAGCAGAAGCAGCACGAGCAGAAGCAGCAGCAGCAGCAGAAGCAGCACGATTAAGAGAACTAGCAGCACGAGCAGAAGGAACACAAGAAGCACAAGCAGCAGAAGCACGAGCACAAGCAGCAGAAGCACGAGCACAAGCACGAGCACAAGCAGCAGAAGCACGAGCACAAGCAGCAGAAGAAGCACTAGCAGCACGAGAACAAGCAGCACGAGCAGAAGCAGACGCACGTGCTCAAGCTGCTGCTGCTGATCAAGCTGTTCGAGATGCTGCCGCCACGAAATTACAGGCAGCACGTCGAGGCCAGGATGTGAGGAAGGAAAGGGAGGAATTGGCATATGATAACCATGTTGAACGACTAAATGCAGCCACTAAGATACAGGCAATCACGCGAGGCAAAGGCGCGAGAGACCAGGTTAAAAAAAAACGCACAGCAGATGCTGCTGTTCCGAGAGCCTCTTCTGGACTTGGACTCCGGGGTAATCCGTCTCGTCGAAATAGAATTATTAATAGCGCGTCGGCGGCGTCGGCGTCGGCGGCGGCGGCGGCGGAGAGGGCGGCGGCGAGGGTGGCGGCGGCGGAGAGGGCGGCGGCGGAGAGGGCGGCGGCGGAGAAGGCGGCGGAGGAGAAGGAGGCGGCTAGGAAGGAGGCGCTGGGCAAGAAGGTAATTACTGGACCTCCTGGGCGTGCTAGACCTGCCAAACCTAAAAGTGAAGTTTTAGATCCACATAGTAATAGTCAATGGAGTAGGTCGACAAGTAGAGCTACTCCTAATCCAGGGCTTGCTCTTTACCACAATAATATGCTGCAAAGAAGAAATGGAAGTCAACCACGTAGTGGTGGATCCAATCTAAAAAGAACACGAAAAAAGAAAGTAAGAAATTAAGAACTTAAGAAATTAAGAAATTAATAAAAAAGAACTAAAGAAATTAAGAAATTAAGAACATTAAAATTGATTTGCAAACATATTATAAGTTTTAATTATATTTGCCAAATAATGCCACCACTTATTGTATCGATTGATGGTAATATTGGATCCGGAAAATCGAGCATTATGCGTTATTTAGAAAAAAACTTTGCTAATTTTTGCGCTTTAAAAGGCAATAATTGCAAAATCTGTTTTCTAAAAGAGCCGGTTTCAAGCTGGGAAGCAATTGGAGATGCTAATGGAAAAAGTATTATTACTCATTTTTATGAAAATAATGAGCGCTATAGTTTTGCGTTTCAAGTAATGGCCTACACTAGTCGACTATCTTTACTGAAGGAAGCGCTAAAAGAAAATTACGATGTTATTATTAGTGAGCGCTCCGTTTATACAGACAAATTTGTATTTGCAAAAAGTCTATATGAGGCTAAAAAAATGACCCTCATTGAATATATAATTTATTTGAACATGTTTAAAGAGTTTCAAACTATTTTTCAAGATTTAAAAATAGTTTATATTAGAACAAGTCCAGAGATTTGCGATTTACGTGTGCAACAACGGGGTCGTATGGGAGAAACTATACCAATTGAATATTTAAAAGATTGTCATCATTATCATGATGTATGGTTAAACAATCCTACAGCTATTGAAGAAGGGTTAGTATTGGTCATTAATGGAAATGAAGAAACAAATACAAGCCAATTTATTGACAATAGCTATTATGATGAACTAACAAGAAAAATGTATGATTTTATATTTACATTATAGATGAAGTAAATATGAAGTAAATATAAAAACGAAGTAAATATAAAGTGTTTTGTTTAATTATTTTTTTTATACTTATTCTTATATAAGAATATAAGAATAAGAATGACAAGACAAGGACCATCTGAAAGCGCGACTACATTTCCTGTTGGAACGATAAAACGCGGTAATGATGGTAATAATTGGATAATAATACAAACAAAAAATAGTAAGCGGTGGTCTAAAGTAAATGAAAATAAATTACAGAAAACAAAAAAAACAAGCAAAGCAAGCAAAACAAGCAAAGCAAGCAATAAAACAAAAAAATATACAATTAAAAAAAGCAAAAAAAATGACATTTCAGTAGATAAATTAAGACAACTACTTAAAAAATATAATGCATCATTTAATGGTTCAAAAGAAGCTATGGCTCAAAAGTTATTTAGTTTGCGCCACTCAACAATTGAAAGCGCTGATTTAGAATTAATTTATAATTTATTAGATAAAGGTCAACAAAAAAAAGCAACACAACTCATAAACGCCAGAATTAGTAAACCAATTACTAATTATCGAGGAATGTATGAACCACTAACCAAACCAATAAGTTCTATGACACGGGAAGAGTTAATAAAGAATTTACAGAAGTTTAGAGACAGTTGGGAAAAAATTACTACACGAGATCAAGATTTATCAGATGAACGTTTAAATAGCGAACCAACAGAGAGATTACGTAACCTAATTAAATTTTATTATAGTGATGATGCCAAATTCTTAGCCGAAGATTGGTTGCGTAATTATGTATAATAATTAGCATTAACGCATAAATATAATATATTTTTATAGTATGTATGATAATTGTAAAATAATTAGTCATAAAGGACCACATAAATATAGTGTATTAATGTTGCATCCCATGTATTCAGATGCGTCTTATTTTAATGATTATATAGACTATTGCAGTGCTAATTTTAATAATATAATTAAGCATTGCAAATTTATATTACCACAATCGCCATTAATGACTATTGATTATCCACATAATAAGCAATATAACATTGCATCATGGTATAATTATTATAGTTGTTATAACAATTTAAATAAGGTCGACAAAATAAGTCTCAGTGATTTTAATGAGCAAACGCGTAGAATGGTTGCTATTATCAATAATGAGGCCACAATTTTAAAGACTTATAAAAGCATATTTATAATAGGCGTCTCTCAAGGTGGAACATTATTATTTAATATATTAAATAAATTACCTAGTCCACTAGGAGGACTATTTTGCATTAAATCGCTATATATGTATAAATATATTAAATTGAGAAAAAATAGAGCAACACCATTATTTTTTTATAGTGGATCAAAAGACATAATCTATAATTTAGCATATCAAAAAAAGTGTGCGCAATTGTTAGAACACAAATATAAGCTAGTTTGGCGCATAATAGCTGGTTTGGACCATTATACAAAGATTAAAGAAGAATATAAATTTGTGTTTGGTGCTATTGCTGAATTAATTTGACGTATATTAAAATTGTGTTTAAGTGTTTAAATCCTTTTTATATTATATATTATATATTATATATTATATATTATATGCAATAATATATATGGATTTTTATACGCGTCTTTTTTGGTTCTTTTTCTTTGCTTTTATAATATTGTCTGGTTATTTAGTTTGTTGCACTAAGAATACAAATATATTTTATCTGCAAATAGGGTCTGGGTGTGGCATGTTTGTTACAAGCAAAATAGGGCGCACATTTTTGGGATTATAAATTATAAATTATAATTTTATAGTATTATAAAATAAAGCTTTTTTAGCAATCTTAAATCTTATTTTTATATTATTTTAAAATATTGTTATAATATAATAAAATAATATTATGTCATGTGAAAAAATTATGTGTAAATATGGTTTAAATGACAAATCATTAGTAAGAGATTGGTTAAAGAAAAATCATCCCGATAAAGGAGGTGTTATAGATCGGGATGAATTTATTCAAATATTAGAGTGCTATAAAAATAATGCTACATGCACTGCAAAAAAGGCCAATAAAGAAAAATCAGTAAAGAATGATAAAAAGAATGATAAAAAGAATGATAAAAAGAATGATAAAAAGAATGATAATAAACCAAAAAACACTAGAAAAAAGCGTTCAAAAATTTTTACTTGTATGCGTAAAACAGCCAATTTTAGTAAAATTTTGAATTATCATAAGTTTGACAAAGCGGCTTATGATCCCAAGAAATTAAACAATGAGTTAGTTGAAGCGTCTCCAAAAATGGTTCAATTATTAAATAATATTAGAGAGCTAGACAGTCAAGATGTAAAATATCATGGGCGTAAATTCAAGCATTTCATATTTTCCGACGTAAAAGAAGGAGGCTATGGGGCTAAAATAATTGCATCAGCTTTTCAGGCAAATGGTTATAATAATATACTTAAATCAAAAAAGGTGTCTAATCAAATAAATGCAAAACTATATTTAGATGTCGAAAACTCGAATTATAAAAATTTCGCATTATTGAGCTCTAATAGTGTGTATGGCACTACTTTCAATGAAAAGATCAAGAAAGAAGTATTAAAATTGTTTAATGAGCGTCCCGCTAATATACACGGAAAAAACGTTCGCCTAATTATTTTAGATAGCGGATTTAAAGAAGGCATTGACCTTTTTGATGTAAAATATGTTCATATTTTTGAGCCATCTATAACAATAGCAGACCTTAAACAAACAATAGGGCGCGCAACGCGGACATGCGGTCAAAAAGGATTAGAATTTCAAGAAAATATAGGCTGGCCTCTCTATGTTTATAATTATTATTTAACTATTCCCGAAATAACAAGTGAAACTATGTATGCTAATAGGTCATTAATGGAAAATAATTATGAAAGTTATGATAAAAACGAAGAAGTATTATTATTTAAAAATGTGGAAAAATATAACGACAGCACTATGAATTATAGCGAGTTTGACAGTGCTATGATACAATTATCTAAACAATTATATGAATTAGCACCATTGTTGGCGGTTGATTATGACTTAACCAAGAATATACATAAAGTAAATGATTTAAATAGAGCATTTATGGAAAAAGATTTTTATTTGATGGGTGGTGCTAATGCTAATACTGTTAATGCTAATACTAATGGTAATACTGTTAATGCTAATACTACTTATGCCACTACTAACTTTAAGCGTCAAAGCGATAATTCCAAGTTTTTCAAAATTGACAATATAAAATGTATGGGTAAATGCGGTAAGAAAAGCACAAATGACATTCCTGTAAGTATTGATTTTATGAAATATGTGTATAAAAAATACAATCACCCGGGGCAATTATTGGCAAATGCAAAAGCAAATGTCCGCCAATTTTTGTGTAATTATATGAAAGATTTGGATAATAAATTTTGTAAGCATGTTAACTTGGAATGGTCACAGCGTTATATTAGAATACCGCATATTATAGAAAAACATAATAATTTAGACGAGATTAAAAAGGACTTGCTTGCTTTAGAATTGGTAATTAATAATGAAGATGATGCTGCGCCCGTCAAGTATCCGTTAATTTTATATAAAGGAAATAGATCAAGATCTAAATCAAGATCTAAATCAAGATCAAACATGAAATCAAGAACTAGATCTAGATCACTAATAGTTTCTCCTACACTATCTAGAAATAAGAATTTTACTAAAATGAGTTTTATAAAAATGAGAGATTATATAAGATCAAATTATAATTCAAAAGAATTTATATGGGATCCTATTGAAGTTGTAAATAAATGTGTTTCTAGCCCTAAAGATGATGTAAACAATGCACCTAACACAAATAAAGCAAATAGTATTACATTAAATCCCACTCAAACATTTATAGCGGATTATTTCACTCCTGCGTCACCATATAAAGGAATTCTCCTTTGGCATTCTGTTGGAACAGGTAAAACATGCACAGGTGTTGCTACAGCCTCATCTAGCTTTGAGAAAGAAGGTTATTCAATATTATGGGTTACACGCACAACATTAAAGGGAGACGTATGGAAAAATATATTTGATCAAATATGTCATGTAATATTACTTGATGAAATAAATAAGGGTCTTGTACTTCCCGAAAACTTGCCCGAGCGAAAAAGACTTTTATCTAAGAGTTGGCTAGACCCTATGTCATATAAGCAATTTAGTAATTTATTAGCCGGAAAAAATGCGATTTATGATATATTATTGGAGAGAAACGGATCGCGCGACATATTACACAAAACACTTATTATTATTGATGAAGCTCATAAGTTGTATGGCGGCGATTTAAAGGCTAGTGAACGACCAAATATGGAAATTATGGAAAATTTAATAAGTAATAGTTATAAGGTTTCTGGGGCTAACTCGTGTAAGCTAATGATTATGACGGCAACACCTTTTACAAATAGTCCGTTAGAATTGTTTGCTTTAACAAATTTATTTATGACGCATGAAAGTGAAAAGATTAGTACAAATAAGGAAGAATTTAAGAAGCAATATATGACGTCTCAAAACATATTAAGTGAAACCGGATTAAAAGTGTTGGCAAATAAACTATCTGGATATATTAGTTATTTAAATAGAGAGAAAGATCCTACGCAATTTGCACAACCAATAATGATAAATGTTCCAATATTGATGACGCATGTTGAAAACGAAGATTTGAGAGATGCTGTGTATTTAAATTCTAATTTAAACGCTATTGAAAAGGACATAGAAGCGCTTATAGTCTCGTTAAGAGCAAAAATAAAGGAGGAAAAAACGGGTTATAAATCTAAAAAGACCCCATTTAAAAATAAAGAAATCCCTCAACACATAACTGAAGAATTGGACGCTATTTTGAAAAATATTAAGTCCATGGAAGAGAAAATAAACAATTATAAACAAAACAAGGCTGACGCAAAAGATAAAATGAAAGCACTTAAAGAGAGGACAAAAGCAATAAAAAATTCATTATTGCAAGAATATATATTATATACTAAATGTATGCATATTAAATATAAAAATAATAGGACGCAGAAAATTTATAAGTTGCTTAAATGAGCATAATCTCTCTAAACCTATAATAAGCTAGTTAAAAAATAATAATAAAATAATAATAAAATAATAATAAAATAATAAAATAATAATAAAATAATAATAAAATAATAAAATAATAATAAAATAATAATAAAATAATAATAAAATAATAAAATAATAATAAAATAATAATAATTGTTAATAATTATTATTATATTAATTGTAATAATATTTACATTTTTCTATTTATAGGATTTCTATTTATGAGATTTATATGTGGCACGGCATCTTTTATCCTTTAAAGCTTGGAAATATTTCATTTTATTATCCTTGGCGAATTTTAATACATGAGTAATCCAAGCACTCACTTTGCCTCTTGTTTTTTTTCCACGACGACCCTTTCTTCTTCTTGCTCCGCCTGACGCATCATGTTCATCTTCTTCTTCTTCTTGCTGCTGTTCTTGTTCTTCTTGCTGTTCTTGCTGTTCTTGCTGTTCTTGCTGCTGCTGCGAGTTACCACCATAAAGTCTCTGTTTTCTTGATCTTCTTCTTTTGGTTGATCCTTTTCTTGCTTTTCTCCCTTTTCTTCCTTTTCTTGTTGTTCTGCGACGTCTTCTTCCGCCTGCTAATGCACTTCCTGTTTCAGCTCCATTATATGGTTCCACTGTGTCTGAACCGCCTTGCATTGATCCTAATAATTTGTCTAGCATTTTATATATATATAAAATATATTATATTTTATAAATTTAATTAATTGCTAAAGTTATTAATTTGCTAAAATTATTAATTATTAAAGTTATTAAAATTATTAATTATTAAAGTTATTAATTGCTAAATAACTTTGGCAAGTTTTCCATATTTTAATATATCTATTATTTTAGAAGTGGTTGGAAACTCTTCATCTCCATAAATATCTTGTAATAACAACCATTCAAAAATTCCTCCTAAATATACGTATATGTTTACAAATCCCAAATTATATAGTTGGTTATATTTGTGAATTACTTTATTATCGCTACAATTCTCTCCATATATTACTATTTTTATAGATTTATTAGTTTTCAAATATTTATTTATTATATCTTCTTCGCTGGACGCAACAATACTATTTTTAATTAAACATTCTTGCTTATCATAATTGAGTGTATTAATTAGTATTATTAATTCGCTATTACTATGAATACATTTTTGTACGTATGCATAATTTACTTTATTTATGCTGCTTATATTACCCATAATATAATATAATACACTGTAATTTAGTTATTATAACGTAATAAAATTTTATATTTTATATTTTATATTTTATATTTTATATTATTTAAACTCAACTGTTGTAACAATAAATTCTTTATTTATTGACCGCGATGCGTTAGACGATAATTCTTCGCGTTTTTTACGCGTTTTATTGTTAGTCGATGTGCTAGATGAATACGAACTACTACTTTCATCAGACGATATAGACGTTGTAGAATTAATAGAACTATTCTTTACTTTAGAGCAACAATTTCTTAAGTTCATGTCATTTTCAATTATTTTATAATTTGTTTCAATATATTCTAATATTTGATTTTCTATAGTCCATTTAAAAAAATTAAGTTGCCCTAATGTTGTTTGAATGAATTTGTCATCTTTATAGGGGACATTAATCCTGTCCCATCTACAAAATGGATCAAATTTCTTTTTGCTATATGCTTTTAGTTTAAGCTTATAATCATTATAAACATTTACTTTTTCCATTTTATTGTCCTTATTTATCATGTATACAACATAATTCTTTTTTGAGTAATTTGTAACAAACCAATCCACTATTCTTAAAGATATAGGTGATGATCCGTTTATAATATTAATCATTTTATCAAAATTTGTATTTTCACTATAAAATTGTAATAGTTTATTTAATAATACGTCACTTTGTGTATCTATATACAATGACATGTTTTAATGTTAAGAATAGCTTAATATTTATATTAAAATTATTAATTAATATTTAATTTAAATATAGGAAAAATTTAACCTTTTCTCATTTCAAATTTCAAACGCAGTTTATTTTGTAGAATAAATATATAATGATACCATTTATTGTAGCAACATTAGCACCAATTGTAAATTCAATTCAATTATTTCCCCAACTATACAAAACATATAACACAAAAAGTGTAAAAGATTTATCATTACATTCTTTATCACTCATTTTACTAACTAATTTGCTTTGGTTGCTGCATGGGTTTTTTATAATTGATATTTCGCTAATTGTAGCAGGCACTGTTAGCATGATAATAAATGTGGCACTGTTAATATTATTTTTTCTTTACAGAAAAAAAGAGCGTTTTAAATGATAAAAGGTATAAATAATGTTAAATTAAACTATAATGAAAAATTTAACATTATTTAGCAAATTTTTAGGAATAACACATATTTAGCAAATTTAAATTTTAATTTTAATTTTAATTTAAATTTTAATTTTAATAATATATATAATTTATAATTTATTTTTTATATTGTTATAATATATAACAATGTATACTAAATGCAAAACTACAAGACACCGTTGTTCATCAAATAAAAAGTGCTATAGAAAATCATCATGGGTAAGAAAAAATGCAATAAAAAGATGCAAAGTTGGTACAAGAAAATGCAGAGATAATAAATGCCATAAAAAAAAAGCTAGTTCAATTAAAAACAAATCACCAATTAAAGCCATAACAAATAATATGGTAAGCAAAATCGCGTCAAATTTAGCGCAGTCTGTTTCATCAAAAAGAACTAGCACAAGAAAACGCCCTCCATGGCGCTATTAAATGTTTGTAGTGCTTTATACTATTTATATAAAATCATATAAATAGTATTTAATAAACTATTATAGAAGATTTTGCTATAACATGTATTATGCTACCAGTCATAATACCGAGTATTATGAAAAATATATTTGTGAATTATGCACAAAAGTAGTAAAACATAATGCGTCTAAACTAGTATATGATGTTAATAGAGAGAAATATGTTGTTTGCTTTAAATTTAATGAAAACTATTATGATTTAAGCGATGATGACAAATATTATGTAAAACGCTATTTAGAGAAAAATTATTGCATAATTTTAGAAAAATAGCACTATAGTTATTTATTTATTTAGCTTAGCTCTAGCTTTATTTAGCCATACTTGATCATGTTCTTTCCTAATTAACCAATAAAAATTATCTTCAAGCATAATGTCAATACTTTCTTTATCAGTATTACGTGCCATTTGAATTAAATCTGCCTTTGCTTTGGCTTTCATTGCTGAACTTTTTTTATATAGTTCCAGCGCTAATTTTTCAACTTTTGCAATATCAGCAGATGTCTCTACTTTAGGTTGCGCTTTTTGTGCTTTTTTTGTCTTTTTTAAAGCCTTAAGGCGGGCTTTTTCTTCCTTAATTCTGGCTTTTTCTTCTTTTTTAAATGCTCTTACATCTTTTAGAATTTGAGCTTCTGCCCTTTTTTGTGATTTTAGTGCTTCTTTTAATGCCTTTTGTTCTGCTTTTAATGTTGCGTTTTTTACTCCGCCATGTCTTCTGTTATGTCTTGCTCTTCGCGTTTGCCTCATTTATATAATAATACATAATATTATATTGCTAAATATTATTTAAAAAACTATTTAAAAACATAATATTATGTTTTAATGATTGGACCAAATAAAAAAAATAAGTTGAGGCAAATGATTTAATTAGCTGCTTTAGTTTTAGTTTTAGGTTTAGTTTCGGCTTTAGCTTTAGCTCTAGCTTTAGCTATCCATGCTTCAAGCTGTTTATCAGTTAACCCGTAAAAATTATTTTCAAGCATAATGTCAATTCTTTCTTTATCTACATCACGTCCCATTTCAATTATATCTTCCTTTGCTTTGGCTTTCATTGCTGAACTTTTTTTATATAGCTCTAGCGCTAATTTTTTTAGTTTTACAGGATCTTCTGGTGTATCAGCTTTAGTTTTAGGTTTAGTTTCAGCTTTAGTTTCAGCTTTAGTTTCAGCTTTAGTTTCAGCTTTAGTTTCAGCTTTAGTTTCAGCTTTAGTTTCAGCTTCAGCTTCAGCTTTAAGTTTATCATAATTTTCGTATCCAGGTGGTCTAAATCTTTTTACATATCCCATTCTCTCCATATCCCATCCGGGATTTCCTCTAAGAAATTCAGCATAATCCTTATAGTAGCTAGGCACACTAGTTTTGCCTTCTCTAATTTTTTGTGCTAAATATTGTAGCTGCATAATCACCATCCTAGTATGATAAGCTTCTAATCTTAATTCTTCTAACACAGGATTTGTAGCATGATGTGCTTTACTACGCGTTCGCCGTGCAGGTCCATCTAGACCCGACATTTCTAAACGTTTTATTTCTGCTTCTTGCGTTTTCAATATTTTTTCATTTAATGGAAGAGCAGCAAGTACTCGACGCTCATATTCGGCTTTATCTGCATTCATTTTATCTGCAATTAATTTATCTGCTTTTACTTTATCCGCTAGTGCTTTAGTTGCTAGGGCCTTAACTACATCCCTTTTGGGAACCATTGTCATTATTTTTTCCATAATACCTTTTTCATAAAACTGTGCATTATTAGCTTTTACATTTACGTTATTCAACATAGTTTTAACTAAGAAAGGTAATTCGTGTACCTTACCGCGACCTCGCCTTTTTGAATTCAATTTTTTTCTTGAAACTCTTCGAGTTTTTTTCACTCTTCGAGTTTTTTTCACTCTTCGAGTTTTTTTCACTCTTCGAGTTTTAACCATTTATATAATAGTTATATAATTGTTATTTAGTAATTTATAAATCTACTAAATCCTTCCATTATTATAATATATTATAATTATAATAATAACAATTATAACAATAATATGCCTAGAACAAGAAACTCAAATATTAAAAGACGTAATAGAAGGAATAGTACTAAGTTACGACCCATTCTTCAAATTGAACCGTTAGATCTTATTCCGCCTCTCCAACCTCTTCCTTCATTACCGCCTCTTCAACCTATTCCTTCATTTCCGCCTCTTCAACCTATTCCTTCATTACCACCTCTTCAACCTATTCCTTCATTTCCGCCTCTTCAACCTATTCCTTCATTTCCGCCTCTTCAACCTATTCCTTCATTACCGCCTCTTCAACCTCTTCAACCTCTTCCACCTCTTCTTTCTATTCGTCCACTTACTCGCACAAGTAATCCAACAATACCATTCTCGACTACATCAGACCATAAACCTGTTTGTCTGGATTTTAGATTAGAAGGATTAGAAGGAAAATTTAAAAAATTTAGAAAAATAATTTTAAAAGGATTGTCCTATAATATGAGTTACTTAAGTGATATTGGTCCTATGTATCCATATGCAAGTAACGCAAGTGAAGCTTATTTTCTATCACGGATAAAAGGACCAGATAAAAGATTATATTGGAAAAATGCCGCAAATTTAGTATATGATTTCTTTAGCACTCAAAATCCGCATGTAATGTTTTTTCAAGAAATGAACGATAGAAAAAGAATAAGCACTACAAACCCATATGAAGTAACATTGGAAAACGGCGAATTCAAAGGAGGCTACCAAGCATTATTAGAACTTCTTAATGGTGGACCATCAGGAATTATATATAGCGAAGAAATACCCGCAGATCCAAAAGGCTCATATTACGTATATGGTAGTTTCGGTAATTTTTGCTTTGTTGCTTACTCTATTGAGAAAGATGGCTATTATCCAACTGTGCTTACAATATGGAATAGATTAGTTTTAGGAGAATTTGAAAATTTCTACGGTAATGACATAGGTTATCATGGTCTATATCAACCTGATAGTCCATATGAACCAAATAGACACCTTGGTAGACCTTTTTCATGTGTTAGAACGACTGCTCAAGCAAACTTAATTAATATTCATGGTCCAAATTGGCCATATTATGCGTCAACTAAACTCAAATTGGTTATTGACCGTTATATGGAGGAAGCAAAAGAAAGATTTGGTGATATATGGAATGTAAAATCAACAGTTATAGGAGGAGATAGCAATGACGCGCTTAATATATTGAGTAGCATAGACTTTAATGATGAAATATATACTTATATAGGCAAAAAACCATTAACATGTTGCGCTGAAAGATCAGATGATAACTTGCTTAAACCTTACAGACATAGTGGTGATATTATATTTGTTGCTAACCCTAAACGACCTATAGAACTTTATCAACCATCAAATACAAGTATTGCATACGGACAATATTATGTTAAAAAAATAAGAAAAAATAAAAAAAAGAAATCGTTAAAGCGTAAACCTAATGAGCGTAAACCTAATGAACAAAATAAAAGACACACTTATAAGCAGTTCTAAACATTATAAAACTAAACGTTATAAATCTAAACATTATAAAACCAAGTACTAAAATAAAATTTGTCATAAGGCTGCGACCCTTCACTAATTAGTTTATTTAAATTATACAATCTATCATAATCGTTTGACCCGCCGTCAACTCTATAAAATAATAAATGACTTGTTAAATCGCAACTTAATACATCAATATATCCCATTCCCCCATATTTATAGCCAATATCAAAAACTTGTGTTTGCCCACGACGACATAACTCTGTATAACGTTGCAATGCTTCATCAATACTCATAATAGTCCATGATCCATAATATATTTCCTTACGTTGATGTCCTAATAATTCATATATAACTTTTATATTTCTATTTAAACCTTCCGGGATTTGTTCACCGCTATATAACATATTATATTGCTGAAATGGCTCACAATTATTACTATTCATAAAAAACGGCTCACGCGAAGAAACATAATCACTATTTGAAATAGATGCGTGCTTCAATTTTTCTAAAATCTTTCTGATTTCAGATGACTTTCTGTTAGTATTAGCCATATTAATCGTAAATAATATAACTTATATTTATGTTATTAAGTCAATTTTTTTAATACTATTAAATTATGTTCTAATTGCTTTGAAAACTTAAATTTTGCGCTATTTTTTCGGCGTCTTTGCAGATTACATTTTAAGCAGCATATTATTGTATTGCTATTACTATGCTCATCATAATTATTTATTCTATCGAGGGTCCATTGACATTGTTCTCTCGAATTTTTAAATAATATTAGCGTTTTAACATTACAATAATAACATAACATGGTGCTAGCGGCCAATTTTTCAATAATATTTTCTAATGTTATAAAATTATTATAACTATCATATGTTTTTTTTATATCTTGTTGTTTATAACAATCTAATTTATACTTTAATGCTCTTATAAAGTATTTATCCTCGTTAAATGGTGTACCATTATATAGCTTTTGAATTAATACTAACTGCATAGTATAATTATCATAAATATTAAGAATAGATCCACTCATATCGTTAACTTCATTGTTTACTTTGTTAGTGCTTACTTTGCTTACTAAATCCAAGTATGATTTTTTCTCATACATTATTTTGTCATTACTTATTTTTTTTGTAGCGTCCTCTATAGTCTCTAAATTTTCTATATTTTCTATATTTTCTATATTCTCATTATTTTCTATCTTCTTAATACATGTTTTTTTTGCGCTGTTATATATAATAACTTTACTCATATTATAAATATAATCTATTTACTAAACCTATATTATATTAATATTGTTTTATATTATATTATTATATGATTATTATATAAAATTGAAATATTATACTAATATAATAGAGAGAAACCATGCCTCCGAGTAAGAAAAAAGTTAGTGAAAATTGCGATTTATTAAATGCTATGAATTGTGAAGCAAGTAAAAATGTATTAGATGCGAATGCGAATGCTAATGCGAATGCGAATGCTAAAGAAAGCAAAAATAAAGACGACTATTGCAAAGAATTAAAAAATATTGCATATAAAACAATGCTGCTTAATGGACAGGAAATAGTTCCCGAAATAAATAATACAAATAACAATATATTATCAAATTTTTTGGAAAGCGAATTGACTGCAAACAAAAAGGAAAATTGGAGTAAATTAGATAAAACACAAAAAATAAAGAAACTAACCACGCATATAGATATTTTGCAGAAAAAATTCGAATTAAGCGACGCCGAAACTAATAAATGTCACAAATACTTATTAAAATGCTTAGAAAGAAAAGCCCTTAGCAAAGTCAAGGACGTAATTTATGATAAAGAAACCGGTCTAATTAGCAGTATACCGAATTTACATTTTGATGCTATTGAAAGAATTTTTATTCTTAAAAAAGACGACAAGCATGTGTCTACTGTAAAATGTTTACCATGTGATAACAAATCAAAGGCCAAAACAATTAAAATTCATGATTTAACATAAGTCGGGCTTTAAGTTCGTTTTTAATATATTTGTTTCTTTAAGTTCGTTTTTAATATATTTGTTTCTTTAAGTTCGTTTTTAATATATTTGTTTCTTTAAGTTCGTTTTTAATATA